CAGCATTTATACTTTCTATAAATTGTGCTTTTAGCTTGTCTTTATCGTGGATAGGTTTTGTAGTTACATTGTAAGTTGGCTCTCCATCTGCATCTAAAACTGCTTTGCCATCTTTATCAACTATAGGTTCTTTATGTTCGTATGTACCTTCTACATCTTTTTTAACTACTGAATAAGTAAAAATCTTTTTCTTGCCGTTCCACTTAATTTCTGATAGTCCTTCAGTTACTTTGTCGTGTTCTGGAATTACTACATCATAAAAACCAAATACAGTTGCATCTTCAGTTTTTCTAAAGTTTAGGTGCAATCCGTTTTCATCTTTCCATTCTAAAGGAAGCCTTCCATAAGTTACTATTTGTCCGTTTTCTAATTTTCTTGCTTTCATAATCTATTGAGGTTGTGCTTCTGTATAAGTTGCTATTGAGTAGTGATATATTTTTGCACCACTTGAATCGTCTGTACAAATTATCTGTATAAGGTTTGTTGAACTACCATCGTAAGTTGTAGAACCTACCTTGTTAAATGTAGAGCCACTTTCTGCAAAAGTCAAGGCAAAGTTTCCTGTAATTATTAAATCAATTACTTGACCTTGTACTGCTTGTGAGAAAGTAAATGTAGCTGCCCCACTTGCTGTTGCTGTAAAAGTTGTAGCTGTACTAAAGTTTAAAGCAAAAGCTGTTCCACTACCTAAAGCAGAAAGTGCTGTATATCTGTTTTCAAGTTTAGCAAAAGTAACTGCATCTGCTGCTATTTTTGCAGTAACAATACCTAAATCTTTTACTCTTGCAGCATCAGAATTTATTTCTATTGTAGAATCATCTACTCCTAAAGTTAAAGTTACTGCTCCTGAATTACCACCACCTGTTAATCCATCTCCTGCTGTTACTCCTGTAATGTCACCTGTGCTTGGTTCTACCCAAGTAAATGAACCGTCAGCATCTGAAGATAAAAGATAACCACTTGTTCCATTACCATCAACATTTAACTGTGTTGCTCCAATACCATTGTCTGCAATAGACAAAGTTACTGAAGTGTCTGCTACTGTAGCTTTTGCCAAAGGTGCTGTAGCTGTTATATTTGCACCTTCGTACAGTTCATCTTCGTTTGCATTAACTTTAATAAAAGCTTCTCTTATAAAATCGCCTGTATTGTCATTCGGTGCTGAACCTACTAAAATTGGGTCTTTAGCCATAATTAATTATTTTTATATTTGTGTTGCATCTGCTTTGTATTTATGTGTATCTGCTCTAAATGCAGTACCTGAAATTTGTGTTAAGTCTGCTGTTAATTGAAAAGTACCCCAACAACTTGGTGCTGATATATCAGGAATAAAATTAGTAGAAAATGCAGTATCATCACCAAAGCCTTTATTAGTAATCATACTACAATATACTGCTCCCCAATTTATATTATTTGCCATTTTTCTTTTGTATTAAAGCTAAGTATTTCTTTAACTTAACAATGTTTTTTTCTTTTGGTTTATAATTTTTTCTCAAAGTACCCATCCATTAAATAAACTATCCTTGTCAGGAAAAACATCTTCATTATTATTAGTATTATACTCAGGATAACTGCTTATATTATATGTAACGTAATCAATCATCCTTCTTGTGTAATATTCTGCAAATTCTCTTTCCTTGTTAACTAGATAATCAACTTCATTTTTACTTACACTTTCTGCATTCTCGCTTATATGCTTAAACACACCTGCATTTTTAACTTGATATGCTGCAAAAGGTAAATAATCTACCATAGCAAAATGTATTAACATAGGCTGTACATAAGTGTTTACTAATGTTAAATAAGCACCTGCTAAATTACCTGCTATAATATGACCACTTATTTTATTATACAACTTACTGCCTAAATAATTTCTAATGTGAATTTCTTGAGCAATCTTAATAAATTGTATAAACTTATCTGTATCAACATTACCATCTAGTATAGTGTTTTTAACTAAGTCTGTTCTCGATATAAATAGTGCTGTTGCCATTAATCAAATGCTTTATCTTGTTTTGTTTTAAAATCTTTAGGCTCTAAAAACCCTCTGTTTTTTTGGTCTCTAGGTCTCTTAGCTACCCTAGAATCGTTTTTAGTAGGCTTTAATCCACTTTTTTTAGCTTCATTGACACTTACCTCACTATTAGGATTTTTAACGTCAGGAACAACGTCTATAGCCATATAGGTTTTACGCATCCAAAAATGTCTGCACGACCCACCTCCTTTAAAGAGCCAAATATCATAGGTATCTGCTCCTTCAGGACCCCATCCCTCATTAACAGGTAAATCTTTCATTTTTATTATATCTTCTTTTCTGTACAATTTTTTAGCTTTAACCATAAGCGTACAAAAATCTCTACTGTTTTTATCTGATTTTAAAGGCGCATATTGATACCTTACTTTAAACTTTTTATTGCCTACTGTTTTGTCTTGCTCACTTTTTGAATTAGGTCTTGCTACTCCTGTTTCTGCTAAACCTATCATTTTATCTAAAGTTTCTTCTTGTTCATAATCTACTTCTCTTTCATCAACTAAAACCCAATTTTCTAAATCTTCATCTTCTCCTAATTCAATTAGTTTATTTGATACTTGTTCATTAGCAAAAAATTGTTTAGATAACTCTACTCCAGTCTCTTCTTCTTTTTGGTCATCACTTACATTTTCATCATCTATTACATCTTCATTAAACTCTAAAGGCTGTAATGTTTCAAAATAAAGTTTTAAACTAATTCCATTAAAAGCTAGTATTTGGTCAAAGCTGTCTATTAGTAGTTCTTGGAAAGGTTTAATTACTACATTGTTATTTAATATAGAAGCTGTTTTTAATTCTTCTGCATTATTGCCTAATCCTGTGTTGTCTTTAATACCAAAGAGCATAGGAGAGACAACCCTGTGACTAACGAGAATCTTTTTGGACGATTCATCAGAAAGGAATTGATATTGATTGTGTGCATCGCTTAATTGTACAGGTTCTAAAGTTGCTCCTGATTCATTATTATCATTAAAAGAAAGTATAAACTTACCTGCTGCTGAACTACCTGAGAATTTATCATATATTCTTCTTTCTATTAATTCTCTTTCTTCTTCATTAGGTATTCCATTGTTGAAGTTAATTAACATACTCGGTGCAAGTCCGTTTTTAATATTGTTAAGATGGTAGTTACTTATTTCTTCTTCTAGTTCAGCATATTGCAACCCTCCTTGATAATCTACTGGTGAATAGTAATAAAATCCTGCTCTATAAGGTTTTACACAAAGTATTTCTATAGGTTGTTTAGAAGTTCCAAAAGCAGGTATGCGTTGAGGTTGTTCGCTAGGTTTTATATCTAGCCAATCTGCGTGGTAATAATAAGCTTCTACCTCTCCACTATCCTCATTAACTTTTTCTGCTCTAATAGTTTCTATTGGTAAGTGTTCTACTTGTGCAATTTTTGTTCTGTCCTTAGAATAAATTACCTGTATAGCACATTGACCCATTAACTTTAAGTCATAGCAAAATTTTCTAACTGTATCTTTTTTAAATAAAGAAATCATTTGTGCATACTCTTCAGGTTTTCTATCTGAATCAGTAGCATTTAGTCCTTTACCAAATATCATTTCTGAAAGTCCATTAACTATCGCATTATTAGTTGGACTTCCGTTGTATCTGTCTATAAGATACTGGTAGTAATCATTGTCAATACCATATGATACCCAGTCTTTGTTTCTAACTTCTTTTATTTCAGGCGAAGTATAATTGCTTAGATTTACTATTCCAAATTTTTTCATATTATAATAAAGTCGTTATCATAGGTAGTGTCTGAAGTATATTCTCCACTATTAACTGTGTACTCTTGGTCTTGTGTTTGGTCTATTGCTTGGTCAGTACAGAATATCTTATCCTTGTATATTACTGAGCCATCTGTTTTTTTTAGTATCATATCATAATACCTACCTTCTACTAAAACAGGACTAAAAGTGTTAGATACCTGCAAGTGATTTACACTTATTGTTTGTGTTAATCCTGTATACGTTTTGCTGTCATTAGTTGAATCATCCCTAATTGTTAAAGTAGCATTAGTAACATATTCTCTAGGAATAACTTTAAAGGTTTGTGCATTTGCACTTGTAGTTAAAACTTTCATATTCATATAACGAAAGTAATAATTAATATTGCAAAAAAAAACCCCTACATTTCTGTAAGGGAATTATATGATGATGGCGTCTTGACAATTATTAGATTTTTTTAAAAATTTAACTGATTAACAGTCTAACTGAAAAACTCTTACGATATCAGATTATTTCCTAATGACTAGTACATTATTATAGAAACCATCACGACTTTAATAAGGTTAGGGATTTATTGGAAGAAATTTTCGTACTCCATCTTTCCTAAATTTGAGAGCCAACTTAATCCCTATTATCAATATTTTAAAGAACGTTGTAATTATATTTTTATTACTCTATAAAGATATGAAAATTTTTTAATAAAACAAAATATTTCACAGTTATTTTAACGTAAAAAAAAGAGCAACATTTCTGCTGCTCTGATTGTCTAAATTATTTATATGTGAATTTTATTTTTTTTAATTCTTTTAAAGATTCTCGTAATTCTTTATTTCTTTCTTCCCTTTGTGCTTTTTTAGTTTTAGGGTTTTTGTCTAATAAATAAATATCGTATCCATTATTATTCGGATATAAAGTAACTATTTTTACTTCTTTAACATCATAATAACTTATAACATATAAATGACTATGTGCTTCACACTCCCAATATATTTTTATTGGGTCATCTTCAATTAAAATTTCATTTTTTTGCCATTTGTTATATGACTTTTTAAATTTATCTTTCATTTTGATTAGTTTTAATTAATTACAATATGTCAAAGAACTTAATCTTTACATAAAGATAATAAAAATAAATGAGTTATGCAAATTTTTTAATAACTACTTAATCTTAAAACAAAAAAAAGAGGGGTAAAAACCCCCCCTAATTTAATCAAATGAAAATCTACTATGAATTAGTTCCTACTGTAATAGTTTCTGATGCACTAGACAATCCTGCATAAGGATTACCTGCTGTTGCATTGTTACAGAAATTTGCAGGAAGTTTTTCCTGTCCTGTTAAAGTTAAAGTATAACCACTCAAGTCTCCCATCGCTGCTCCAGTTACAATAGTTCCTCCTGAAACATCCATTCCATTTTCTCTACCACAAAACCAAAAGTTACCATTATAATCCTCAACTGCAACGTGAGGTCTTCCGTAAGCAAGTAGCTTTAATTCTGAGTTGTCCTCTTTTGTTAATTTTTTTAATGTTAAATTTAAAGTTTGCTCATAAAAAACTGTTCCATTTTCTCTTGAAGCATTTACTGTTTGTTCTAAACTGCTGTTACCTTTTAGTTCATATTTAAAAGCTGTAAAAGTTCCTGTAGCATCAACTAGATTATCGTTAGACAAAGTCAATGTTCCCATATCTCCAAAGTCTGTAAAATAAACTGCCTTAATACCACCGACTACATCTTTACAAGGTTCTTTTCTACCTAATGTTAAATCGCAAGCCATATCTATTGTTTTTAATTAAAAAAGGGTAGGTAGGCACTTATTGGCTTACCCACCCTAATTTATTGGTTAATTATCTATTAAGAGTAAAGAACGATGTCTCCTCCGATTCCATACTGCACACCTGCTGTGTAACGCATTACAACTCTTACGTTTTGCGAACCATCTATATCAGCCATATCTATCACTTTTACTTCGTTTTGGTCGCTCATAAGACCAGTTCCAAAGAATAAGTTAGACTTTTCTGCTGCTACTGCTGTGTTGTTTGCAAGTCCATTAGCTGTAAACAATCTGATACCATCAAAACTTAGTGTTCCTCCTGTGTACCATTGTGTACCTTGTGCATCAATACCTGAAGCACCTACATTTGTTGCAAATCCACCTAATGCTCTTACATACGCTTTAGCAATATTTTGAGATACATAAATTGCCATATCTTCATTTCCATAAAGAGTTGAAGGTACAGCATCTACAATAGCACCAAGCTGTGCAACTACATTTCCTGAATTTACTCCACCACCTACTGCTGCAACGTCTGTTACATCTGCATCTGCTGTTAGTAATTCTACAAATCCACCAAACTCTCCTGCATTAGCTGCTGCTCCTGCCCAAATAGTTTGTTCAGTTTTTTGTGCAACTTTTGCTGCCACGTGACCTAGTAAAAAGTCACTAAATTTAGGAGGAAGGTTGTCAAATGCAGAATATCCCATAGCTGCTGCTTCCCAGTCAGAGTGAAAATCTTTTTTACAAAGTTGTAAATTCACCTGTAACTCAGTAGGCTGTAAAATTCTCTCTGCTAATGTTACAGTTGACGTTGGGTCAAAATCACAAGTTGCATCCTTAATAAGAGTATCAGTACTAATTTTCTTGATTACCTCTTTGTGTTTTACATTAGGCTTGATAGTAATACCACCATTCTCTAATGTGTTACCAGATAAAAGTGCTGCTGAAATATATTCTCCTGCAAATTCACCTGCGTAAGTTGTTGTTATTGAAGTCGTTGTTGCCATTTTATATTATTTATAAGTTTATTTATTACGATTCACTTGCCCATACACCATCACCACCAGTTAAATACCAGTCAGTAAGTGCTACAGCTTTTAGTGTACACCAATCGCCTTTATTTGCAGTTGCTTTTGTGTTAATCCAATCTTTATCATCTACACCCCCTGAAGATACAGAACCTACAGTTCCGTGAATTGCATCTGTTGAAGCAGGAGATATTGTAATAATGTTATTACCATCAGCACCTGTATTACGGAATGTAAATTCCATTCCAATGTTTTCAGATGTAATAGCTGGTAAAGTCATTACTTTAGCATCTGTTGCTATATTAAATTCAGTACCTGCTTTATTTACAGGAATATCTTGAGTAGTTGTCAAAGTTTCTTGTTTTGACCTTGCTCTTAATACGTCATTTGAAGTTGTAATTGTTGCCATTATTTTTTATTTAAAATTTTATTCATTACTATATCTAAAGTATTTGTCGCTCTGCTTTTAGAGTAAACTACTTTTTTTGTTTTTTTAGCTTCAGGATTGTGCTTAATAGGTTCAGCAGCAGGTTTAGAAAGTTCTTCTTTTAATTCTGCTTCCTCTTCCATTTTATCATCATCTTTATCGCCATAAGCACCCATTTGCTCTTTTATAGACATAACCATTTCTTTAAGAGCATCAAATTCTTCTCTTGAAGCATATTTAGTTTCATCTAATTCTTTTTCTTCTTCTTCTTCAGGCATTTCTTCAGGCTCTTCCTCAGCTTTTACTTCAACTGAATTAATAACACCATCCTCAATGACCTCTAAAGTACGACCATCTTCAAGTTGATACTCACCTTTTGGTAATGCAACTTTTTCATCTTCTGTAAGAATAAATACGTCCTTACCTTGAGTAAAATCATCAGCTTCAATGACTGTACCGTTTTCTAGTTTCAATTGTGCTAAGACTATCTGTGGTTCTGTTTGCACTTCCTCAGATAATTCTACGCCCAATAGGTTTTTAATTTCTTTTAACATTTCTATTGGATTTTTCATATTAGTATTACGTTTTATATTATTTATTTTGCATTTTCAAGTTCCATCTCCTGTAACATTTCCAATTCCTTGTGAATAATAGTCTTTGCCACAGCATTTTCTTGAGTAACTTCCATCTCTACAAAGACAGGCTCTTTTACTTCCTCTTGGTATTGCGTATTTAATTATTCTATTTCTTGCCATTATTCTATTTTTACACAATTAGGTACTTTTTTACCATCTAGTATTTTATAACCTATCATCTCATAACCATCCCAACAAGGGTCATCATCGTCAAGAATAGTTTTTAGTTGGTCTAATTCTTTTAATTTAGAACCTGACCACCTAAGTCCTGCTTTACCACCCCATAAAAGATATGATATTGTACCACAAGCCTTAGAATCACTTTCATCATAATATTCCTGCGCTCTCGATAAATAACTAAACATTCTTTTAATGGTAGATAATGTCAATCCTTTACCTTGTGATAATTGTTGCGCTCTAACCTTTCCTACTTGAGTTGCACACTTGTTATTCACTTTCTCATTAAGGTCAATACCTTTTTTAGCATTATTTTTTACTGCATCAGGATAATCTGCATAAGATTCTAATTCTTCTCCTCTTAGCATTTGCTTAATTTCTTCTATTAAGTAATCTGCTTCTTCTATTTCACTAAGATTGTCTTTTACACCTTTTTCTTGTGGTGATTCTGCTTTGTCTGCAAAATAACCTTCAATGCTAAAACCTTTTACCTTTCCAGTTTTAACATACTCATTCCAAATATCATCATTGTCCACCTTAACAGTTCCCATCCAAGTCCCTATTGGCACATCCATACCATACTTTACAGACTTATCGTGTACTTTATCTTCTTTTATCCAAGATTCAACTAAGGTTAAACCCTGTATGTTCATTTGATGTTCTAAGGTGCTGTTTTTTTGATTACCACTTTTAAGGTACTTTTGAGACGCTTTAAGAACAGTATCTCTACTAAAGTATATGTAATACTCTTCTTCACCATTACGCCTGTAAATAGGCTTATTTGGGACTAATAAAGCACCCATTAGTATCTTCTTCTCAGAGTTTACTTGAGCCAACTTTAATTCTTGTTGTCCTTTAAGTGCAATAAAATCTTCTTCTATTGCAGGATTTTCTACGATGCTAATAGCTTCTACGCCATTAAACTCATCTAATTCATCAATTATTAATTCTACTATTTTCATAATTATCCTATTGTTGCATCTTCTATTATATTACGTTCTAATGCTTGAGCATTTGTTATTTCATTACTAACTACAAAAGCCTTAACTGGTTCTGCTTCTTGTTGTCCTATAGCTTGAGCAAGTTGATTTTCAGGTGCTGCTCCTACTACATTAAAAGAAGGAACTGCTGCTGTAGAACTACTTGCACCTCTACCACCTGCTACACTAGGAGCAGAGCCTTTACCACCTTTTACAGTTGACAATATTTTTTTAGCTTGACCTACTGCACCTAATACTGATGCAATTTGTGAAGCATAAAATATAGGATAAGCAAAAGCTGCTGCAGGTCCTGTAGCTGCTGCTGATTTTTGTGCAATATCAAGTGCTTGTACAAAACCAATACCCGTACCTATTGCAATATCTGCAAGTGCTGCTGTTTTTGATGCTGCTGTACCTTCTTCAAATAAAGCACCTAATGCTCTTATACCTGCTTGTGATGCTGCTGCTAATTCCAACTGTGCAGAAAGTTTTGCATCTTTAAGTTTTTGTTCATCTTCTATTTCTTTTTTATTCTGCTCTTCTTGTTTTTTAGAATCTGCTTCTCTAGCATCATCTTTCAAAGAATAGTAATAATCAATGACTTGTTGTTTAGCTTCTTCACTAGCATTTAAAGCCTCTAGTTCTGCTAATTTATTGGACTCTTCTAACTCTACTTTTTGTAGTTCAGTTTCTGCTTGTTTCTCAAGTTCTCTTTGAGTATATTCATTTTTAATATCCTCTATTGATTGAAGTCTGTCATTTTCTATTTTGAGTGCATCTGCTGCTTCTTTCTCTTGTTCTGTTTTTTGCTTTCTAACGAGCATTTGCCTTTGATTCTCTACCTCTCTTTGTCTATTAACCTTCTTAGCTTCTAATTCAAATAATTTAGCTTCTAACTTAGCTTGTTCATCTGCTGCTTCTTTAGAAACTAAGGTAGTCATATCATTTTCTTTTTTCTTAGCTTCAAACCTTAATCTAGCTGCTTCTATTTCTTTATTTGTAATACCATCCTCTATAGTAATAGCTTCTTCTAAAAATGCAATTCTTTCTTCTGCATTAAATTTTTCTGTGTTATATGCTTTAGTTCTAAGTTCATTAACTCTAGTGTTTACTTTCTGTCTTTCAACTAATAACTTTCTATCAATCTTATCTGCTTTTGCTATTGCATCTGAAAGTTCTGTCGCTGCATCTACATCTTCTTTTATATCCTTACTTAAATTTTTAACCTTATCACTTACTGTGTCAAAAGTATTACCGATAGCATCACCAACTTCACTTAAACTTCCTTTGCCTGTAATAAACTTTCCAAGTGCTGAGAATGTGCTTGTGATACCATTTCCAAGTTGTGAAAATAATTCTACAACATTTGCTAATACTGCTTTAGCCTGATTTAGTCCTTTAGTTAATTTATTTTGTCCTTCTTCACTTGCTGTAAAAGCTGCTACTAATGAGCCTAATGCTACTACTAATGCTCCTACACCTGTACCTATTAAAGCTACCTTAAACAGCTTCATACCACTTGTAGCTGCCTTAAGACCTTGTGCAAGTCCAGTAAACCTACTAAACAATCCACCAGTTGCTTGGTCTAATACAGTTGTCCCTCCTATAGACTTAGTTAGTCCCTTAGATACTTCATTGTGTGCTTTTGCTTGTTCTTTTAATTTTTTATTGTAGTTAGTATTTTGTTTAGTTACAGATGCTTTAAGTTTTTTATTTTCTTTTAAAGCAGTATTTTCTTGTTTGATAAAAGATTTAGTTTTAGCAATTCTTTCATTTAGCTGTTTCCTTTTTGCTTGGTCTCTACCACTTGCACCAGTAACTTCAGCCAATTCAGCTTCCATCTTGTTAAGTTCACGAGTAGCATCTGCAACATTATCTTCTAGTTCTATAATGCTTTGGTCTAAAGATTGAATTTCTTTTATTGCATCTTTAGCATTTAATTTTATGTCTATTATTTTCTCTGCCATAACTCTTGTTTTAACATTTTGTACCCTTCTTTTATTGTTTCAGGGAATTTGTTTTTACCTAAAGCAATTTCAACATACTCACCTGTTAAGTGATTTTGTTTTGCTACCTCTAATAAGTCTAGTATATTATTTATCATATTACGATGTGCTTTGTAAGTCTTGTGTTGTAAATGAAAGGTTTTCTGAGCCTCCACTACTTAAAGTTCCTGTTATTGTTCCACCTTTTATCATTACTACTGGGTAAGCATTTTGATACATTACATATTTAACAAAAGCATTTGTTTTATTACTCATATTAAATACAGAAGGATTGCTAACTCCAAATCTATCTATTGTTTTAAATGTATGAGAAACAGCATAATAAGTATTTGCAACTGGGTCTGAAATACTAGACAACCATTCTACTATTTGTTTTACCGCTGCTTCGTTTGGTTGTATAACATTTGAAATAGTAAATCCTTCTTGATTTTCTGCTCCATAAATTGTAAAATTGTCTTGCGACATATTTTGGAATGGGGAACCTGCATTCATATATCCTGCTGTACCTACAATACCATAAAGGTTTTCTCCATTAGCATTATTGTATTGACTTACTGCCGAAGCTACTGTTGATGCTGTTTTACAATCTGAAATAGCATCTGCTGTTCCGTGAGCAGGGTCTGTATTTGTTCTTGCGTAAAATCTCCAATAGTATGTAGCAGGATGTGACAAACCACTTTTCTCATAGTTTACTATTTTAGGTACTGTCAAAAATTGTGTTGCTGTATAAGGAACAACAGAAACTCCACCTGTTGCTTTTAAAACATCTACGTCATCACTACCTGTTAAATTACTTTTAGTTGTTGAATACAAGAAACCATATTCATCTACCTGAGGTGTATTGTCTAATTTACCCATAGCAGTTATTTGGTGATTAAAAAAGACTGATGTTGTAGTTGATACAGTTGCGTTGTAATCTGCTATAGTAGGTGCAGTAACTGTCAATGGTACTTGACTATAAATTGGTACTGGATTATTCAATGGAATTGTATTTGGTACAACAGTCTGAGTACTAGGTATTGTAAATTGTGTGTCACAACTTCCTGATGCTCTTAAATTACCATTACTTGCTCTAAACGAATGAGTATCTACTCTTGTACAATTTTGAGCAACTGCTACAAATGTTTTAAAACTTACCTCTTCAAATATGTTATTTAATTCTATCGTACTTAAATTAGTTTCAAAGTTTGTTGTTATTTTATTAATCCTAAATATGTCATCAAAGACTATAATTTTATCAGCTAAACTTAACTTAATTGTTATTTCCATTGGCAAATATGCCTTTACAGTAGTAAGTCTTTTTCGTTTGTCAAACATATCCTCCACATACTTCTTGTAATATGTATGAAATAAAGTCTTTGTATTTACTTGTCTTGAATATTCGTCATACTCTGCACTAAAATTTAAACTTTGAAAATCATTAAAACCAAATATATTTAAAACACCATTAGAGTTTAAAGGAACATAAGGGGCACTTATAGCTTCTTTTGCAGATAAATCTAAATTTAAAACATTAGCTGAAGCAATTACTCTTCCCCCATAAAATATTAAAGGCTCTCCTAAGTATGGCTGTTGGTCTTTATCTACTGAATATCCATACTGAATGTTACTGTTTTGTTTTACTTGATTTCCTGCGCTATTTGTTGTCGTTTGAATTACATCATTAGTTGTTACATACAGGTGTTCATATTGAAAATGTTCAAAAGGTAATTCTACTTTATAAATAGTCCCATTATATTTGTCATCTGCATAATCTAACCTACCCCATTCCTTACCTGAAAGTTCTTTGTAATTATTAGCTAAAAAAGAATTTGTTCCTTGATATCTAAATACAATTTCTTTATAAGGCAAAACACTCTCTACTGTTTTTTGTTTTTTATCTAAGTGCTTTGTAATGTCCCACACTTGTGAACTAGAACTAAAAAATTCATCTAAGGGTTGTATTACTAATGTTCCGTCTGTATTTTGAAATGCTGTTAAATTAAACATTTTAAATATGCCTGTTAAAAAATCTATAATTTTTATGTCAGGTACTATGGAAGTAATATTTACTGGTTTGTCTGCACCTCCAGTATATGCTGCTGCTGTGTTTATTATTGTTATTAGTTGTTTATCCTTAGAGCCTTTTGCACGATGTTGCTCTATACTAAAATCTACTGAATAAGATGAAACCACAAGTGTTTCTATAAAGTATGTATATGTTCCACTAGGTATTTCTATATTTTGGTCTTTAGCTTTAAAAGTTGACGATTCTATACCATTTGTAGTTGTACCTGTTAAATTGTCAAACCTTTGAAATTCTTCACCATTTTTTTTAATTACTAAATTGTAAGCAGCAGTTCCACTAGGTCTAACAGTAACTCTTAAAAATCTGTTAAAGGAATCTTCATTGTAGTCATTGACAAAGGTCTTATTTGTAATTCCTGTAATTTTTCCTACATCTCCTGTAACTGTATTAAATCCTGTAACTTGATACTGTGCATCTTGGTTTTGAAATAAAGCACCTTCTTTATTGTGAAGCCATAAATACAAATTATAAAAATCTAAATTAGTTTTACTAAAAAAATCTTCACTAAATTTTAAGTTATATTCAGGTTCATTTTCTATAGCTTTAATTACAGCATACAACCTTATAGCAGGTTTTAACTCACTAATAGGTAAGCCATAACTTGTGCTTGTTCCTACTGGCCCTGTAATATTATATATGTTATTTGTTACATCATTAGCTTTTGCTGTGTCTGCAATTATTCTACTAGAATGAGTAATTAAGGGAAAAATTATTGCTTCGTCTATTGTGCCACCAAAAAAGTTTACATCTAAGCCATTAGCCATATATGCTTTTATGTTTGCATCAGTATATTGAAAGTCAAATAAAGACAGGTTAGATAAATTAACTAGCTTATCTTCACCTAGTACATCTTTAAGGTTTACAATATTACCAAAGAATGTAAGTTTATATGTGTGAGGTTCATTGTTTTTAAGAGTAACACCTTCAAATTTTATTTTACCTTCCTTAAAAGGTTTGTAATTAAGAAACAACTCTGCTTCTTTTTTCTTTCTTGCATCATAAAATTCATACTCACCTGTACTGTCGTTAAAGGTTCTTATATGAAAGTTGTAAAAATGCTTAAATATTTTATTATTATTCTTAGATGCAGGTACATTAAAAGTTCTAGTAAAGTCTGTAAATATTTTACTAATGTCTTTTATGTCCTGTATGGACTGAGTTAAAGTTATACTTTCATCTTTATACAACTCTATTTGTTGCCCTTCTATAAATAACTGTAATTGTAACATTAACGTACATTGTTTATTTTGTCAAAAGCAAAGTCAAACTCTACTGTATAATTTATTAGTTTGTCATTTAAAGAAGTTTTATAATCTAAAGATTTTGTTTTAGGTATTACTGGCAAAGTTTTATTTTCATATCTAATCCATACATTTTCAGTAAAAAATAATTCTTCTATAGTTTGTGTCATATCTTCACTAATAAATCCTGTATTAAGTGTTAAACTAGATATTGAGTTTATATTATACCTTTGTTTCTGTCCTTCATAAGTTTGATAAGTTGAAGTAGAATTAGCTATTGTATTCCTTTTAAATGTTTCATCACTTACTTGTGTTTTTTCTACACTTTTCTTAAAAAAATAAAGGTCTTGAAATGCTCCAAATTTATTCATAAAAGTAATCTTATAAGGAGTAAACTTTGGTTCACAAATATTTGTAACTGTTATTGTTTTTCTAAGCGTAGTGTCATCTGTATCATACACCTGAATAGTACTACTATTCTGTGGAATCGTAACGTACTGTATTTTTTGGTTTGTATTGCCACTATCAGTTATTTGAGTTGTAGCTGAATCTATTACAACCTTACCTACACCTTCTGCAAATATTGGAAACTTACCTGCTGTGTTTTCAGGAATGTATATATTGTCTGCACTTATTAAAGCGTTTCTTGATAGTTCAGGATTAGTACCATCTTCAAAGTAACCATATCCGTCAGTAGCTACAAAAGTGAATGTTTGTGGATTGCTATAACCATAAGGAGTGTCTGACTGGTCAAAATATTCTACTACTGCTTTAACCCATCTTGTCTGTGAATTTAATGTTGCAGGAACGCTACCTACATTATAAGTGTTTGCATAGTCATTAAAAGTTATATCTAAATAGTCCCTTACTAACTCACCTATTTCTATTGTAATATTATCGTGTGTATCTATTCTTGCTTTTTGTATTACATACTGTGCCGTTGAAGGAATTGGAAGTTCTGTTCCTTCATATACATACAAATCTAAATCTATTCTTTTAAGTGCCATACTATATTGCTATTGAACCTGATGGGTTTATTAATTCTACTTGTGTAACTATTCCATTTGAATCTATTCTATATACATAAAAGTCACCACCTGTGGGTCCTCCAACATTACTGTTGCTATTAAATATTGCATAAAATTTATCCTGACCATTAAAAGCATTACCATTCTCACATATTTGTGCTGCTTGACCTGCTTTTAAATTTCCTTCTGTTGAAGTTACAGCATTACTTGTAGCATAAACCACATTGTCAAAATCAGTTAAATTGTTTCTACCAATAGAAATAAACTTATTATTTGTCCCACATATTGAAACTGTAGCAGGTTGTCTAACATCTACATTACAATTTATAG